AAGATGTTATCAGCAATCAAGTATGGTTCATTAAACGTACCACCGCCAGGATATACCTTAACTCTAATTGTGTTTGTATCAATATTTTCATTATCTAAGATAAATCTCTGACTTTTAAGAGCAGTATTTACAACAAATGTATTAGTTAATTGTGTTCCTTCCTTAATTGCTATATTTGTAAAGGTCGCAACATCATTTATTACCTGTCCTGTAACATCATCAGTTACAATATAAGAATAAATGTTATTATCATAAGAAGAAATAAAACCTGTTCCCGCTTTTAATATTAATTCTGTATCAGATGTGGGAGTGCTATAGTTAGCAGTAAATGAAACATATGCTGTAGGGGAGGTTGCTGATTTAGGTCTATATCCTAATTGCTTTGCAATTGCTACTACATTGTCTCTCAACGTTGCTGAATCAATGAATAGTTCATTGATAACCATATTGGTATTGAACGCTGTATAATAAGTATTGTAAGCAAGTGTGTCTATAAGAGTTGCTAGTGCTGATCCTTCAAAATCATAGTCACTAAAATCCGACTGTGCTCTCATATAATCCTTGAGAGCAATCTTTATCTGATCAAAATCTAAATTAGAAACCTGAGTATAAGGCATTATCGTGTACGCTCTAGAAAGAAGTCTACCGTTACTGGTTTGTCGTCCCTACCAACAATTTTATAAACAAGTTCTACATTATATCCATTATTGTCAAAGTCAATAGCACAACTAATTCTATCAACCGAAATTCTTGGTTCGTAACGATTGATAGTTTGTCGTACTTCTTTTTTAATTAACGCAGCAGAACCGTAATCTAATGGTTCAAATAACATGTCCATTAGACCAGAACCTAACTGAGGTTGAAAGGGTCTTTCACCTTTCTTTGTCATTAATAGGTTTTGTATTGATTGTGATATCGCAGCCTTATCCTTCACTACTACTAAGTCATCAGTAACAGGATGTTTTTTAAATGTAACACTCAAATCCTTGAATGTTTGGAACGTCGGCATTTAGACACAGCATGGCTGCTTTTATTTATCCATCTTTTCTAAAGTTAGTGCACTCATCAAGGAATTGCTTCTTTCTCTTCATCTCAAACAATTCCCTGTCGTCATTCTTTTCGAGTTTATCTGATAGAGGTAGTGCATCGTACTCAGAGATGAGTTTCTTACCACTCTTTACAAATTCCTCACTTTTATCTACTTTAATTACCATTTGTTTTCTCCTTAGGTGTTTCCCAGAAATAATCATCAGTATCTCCTAGTCGCCCCCAATCAGTCCCATTCTCGACTTGGTACTCTATGGTAGAAACCTTAAAGTCTGGTGTCTTCGGTTCTTGAGGGGTTATAGAGAGGTCATACAAACGCATTCTATTATTAGGATACAATGCATACTGTCCATTCTCTAATTGAATACAATTATGACTCTTATGCTCTTGTGGTACTTCGCTTACATTATTATCTATCACATCAGGGTTTGCATGATAATTATCTAATGTAAAGATATACTGACCTTTCATCAGACCATGGTCTCTTGTCCGTATCTCCACATCCATAGAAGATATGAAACCTTTATTAATTGCCATCACCCCATAATCCATACAATTCCAAAATTGCAGATTCTCTAGACTCATATCGGGCGTCGGCGTTTTCGGTGCTCGGAGAAAGGCACTTATAGGAAGTTTATCATACATCGCCCCATACTCAGGCAAATACGTCTCAAAATAAAAAGCACGACCAGGTATACTCTTACAAGCAACCCAGACGCCCTCTACAAATTCTCCAAACCCACTCTGATGGTCAGTAAGATACTCTTTTCTTACCCACACCTTCTCAGAAGGGAGATTACAAATTAAATTCATTTGTGATGAAACACCTCAACATAAGATTCACACTTAGGACACGTAAAACTAGACCAGAAGTCGTAATCAGACTCTTCTCCGTCATTTAAGTCCTCCATGTCAAAATCTGCTCCCCAGATTAACTCAGTTCCGCAATGCCAACAATTCATCGTATTATAGGATAAGAATAATCAGGATCTATATTTCTTGGAGGTTGACCACGACCATATAGCATAGTCTCTATGAGTAGACTGACGTCAGCAGAAATCTGTTCACTGGTCTCTGCCATCCTTCGATAACCAGAACCAACATATAGTTGTCCTGCAACTACTGCGAAAGTAGCAGCACCCCAGAATATGTAATATGCAGATGACTTGAATTGATTCTTCGCTTTAGTAATATAGTTCTTCTCAGTCACTTACCTTGTCCTCTATATCTCTTTCTTGCTTTGTTTCGACTAGTCGCAGAGTACTTGGTATGTGATCCTGTACCTTGACGTGATTTCTTAGGAGTTGCTTCAATAGTATCTGTTGTACTCCAACCACCTTTTGCTTTCGCCATAAAATTTAAATTAAATTCTCTTGTATTTTTATTGTATCACTGACATACGTATTTGTCAAGGGCAAGGGTCTAGTAGTACCTAACATTGATACGTTGTCTCCAGATAGAGCTGGTAACTTTCCATTGATATACACTGTCGTGTTAACACTTGGAATTACTTGCCTAGTACCAATTGCACATGTATTATTTCCTAAAGGAATGCCAGTTACATCAGAAGGTACACTCGTTGCATCATATGATCTCAATGGTTGACCATTTACATAAACATTTGGAGATACTGTTGGTGCACCTCCAAGTGCTTGAGCAGGATATCGACAACTATTAATAGTTGACTCTGTGTCAATTGTTTGTTCTCCAACGATTAATGCCATTACTTCTCCTGACAATTACAAATATTTAGAAGTGGTTTCATCTTCTCATAGACTTCGTTGACATTACTCTCAGATTTACGACTCTTCCATAACTGATTCACAATTACTTCGAGTTCTTTCTTAGTTACATCAATCAACATTCTCAGAACCTCCAATTTGACTCAGCATACGAGTTGCAAAATCATACATTATCTTATGTATCGGTATTTCGCATGACTCATACACAGGTTTCTCTATGTACTCTGTATCCTTCAGAGGATTATCATCAAACCATACATCATAAGGTAATTTCTTAGGTGCTGGTATTGTCATTTAATCTTCTCTTAGAACTTCATCAATGCACTGAGGATGATTTTTCAGAAAAGGAACATCTTCCTTAGCATGTTGCATTGCATCAAATGTGTTATCTGCATACTCGCAGATTTCAAAGTGATGTCTTTGCTGATCGTGATAACCTATTGTGTAGTGTGACATTAAACTGCTTGAGATAGTTTTGCTAGATCTTCTTTGAGACCTTCGACATTATTGTGTAGGAAGTCGAGTGTCTGAGCGACAGTCTCGTAATCCTCACCCGTTGGTCGCTTGTACATCAATGATGGGTTCGCCAGTTTCTCCAAAGTTCTCTCTAGGGTGTTTAACTTCTCGGACTGCCATAGGAGTGTCTTCTCCAATTCGTTCAATCTGGTCGATAACTCTTCCATTGTTCTGGTCTCCTCCATTATATGCTTTTGCTGCACGGTTTTCAAACTGGTCACAGAAACTATCGAAGTCATTGAGCATGTCCTCGTAGTCTAGACCGTCTTCCTCGAAAAATTGGTGTGCGACTTTTTTCATGTTTTTTTACCAGGAAAATTTTTTGGGTTTTTTTGAATTTGGTTTTTCATTTTCCTTTTAATATTTATTTCTCACTCGTTTGGATACTTTTGTAGGTTAGCGTTTTCTAATTTTGCTTAGGGGCGAACCCCCCATCAAAAAACCCCCAACATACAGTCAGGGGCGGGGTCGCTGTCTAGGGATCAGAAGTTATACTGTCTGTCGCCTAGTGCTGCTGGTCTCTCACCATACTCTCCCTCATGTGTTTGGAAGTTGTCGTTGATCACTTCGGCATAACCGAAGCACTCACTCATGCTAAGACTTAACTCGGTTGCTTGCCAAGTGTCTGTGGTAACCTCTGTTGCCATTGGTTTGCCGAACTTGTTATAAGCGGTGATTGTGTATGTAAACATAATAAAAACTGAACTGATTTATACTAATATTATAACCTCTCTTGTGACATAGTGCGAGCATG